AAAGTTCGACAGGGTTAACACCGACGCTCGATGCAATCTTAGCAGCTTCAACAGAAGCCGATACAGTTTGAGTTTGAAGTTCAGCAATCTTAGCGACGAGTTCAGCTTTTTCTTTGGCGAGTGCGTCTCTTTCGATAACTAGTGAAGCATTTTGCTCGAGAGTGGCTTTGAAGTCTGAGGCTTCTTTGGCTACTGCGTTTTCTAAGTTCGCGCGTAGTTCGTCACGTTCAGCAGTTGCAGAGGTTAAATCAGCAACGGCTTTGATGAGTTGTTCTTCGATTGTTCCGTTCATATATTTGCGTGATTGGTCAAATTTGTAATTGGCAGTTGCTTCCTTTTCTCGGTCTAAACGATTCACTTCGGCCTCGGCCCACTTCGCAGTTCGCATAATGTCACCTGATGTCGGGCCACCCCATAATGCCCAAGCCACTGCACCAGCTCCAGGGAAGTCTTCGTTGTCTGGTTTGTTTTTAGGTGCGTCCATATCCGGCCTGTGGCGTTGAAACCACGGGTTCATTCTGCGGAGTTTATCTTGGGACACATTTCCGCCTGCCATCGCACGGGCTTCTGAGATTGTCTGATCCGTAGTGCCGTCACCAGACTTACCCTCTGCGTGCCATTCAAGTCCGCGTCGAGCTGCGTCCGCAACGTAGTCAGGTACTTCCATTATTCTTTAATAAGCGAACCAGGGATTACCCAAAGTTTGCAAATACCGTTAGGGTCAATATCTCCCTCAACAAGTCCGCAACCACGAGGGCCACGGTAGAATACGCAGTTCTGGCAAAGTAAGCCAGTGCTAGCAAAAGGAGAAACGGCAGAGTAGTGAGCGCCGTCAGGACTGCTATCTTGTTTAAACATTCCGAAAACTTCTTCGACATCATTATATCCATCAATCAATTCCTTTTGGCGAGGAGTCAACAAGGCTAAGACTTCGTCGGACACTTCGTCTGATTTCTTTTTAATGCTGATAGCAGAAACTTTCTTAGCAGTCATTCCACCATTATTTTTAGGAGTGCTTGCGTTTAATAATTCTGAAAGTGAATCGCTAAGACCTGTGAGAAGTCCCATCGACGAGGCAATCTTACCTGACATCGATTGACCTTTCATTGCGTCATCCGAAGCCATCTTGCGTTTCGTTTTAACTGAGCCAACGAAGTCATTATAAATTGCGTCCACTTCGTTTTGGAAGTAAGCAATCTGTTCAGTGCTTAGGCTTGTGCCTTCGATACCAGCACCCTTGTAAGGCGTGGCTGATGATTTAATGACTATGGCCTTAACGCCCATATCAGCGTATGCCTGGGACACGTCGATTAAATTCATGTAGACACCGATTGAACCGACATCAGCTGAAGGGCTGGCGATTACGCGATCAGCAGACGAGCCGAGCCAGTAAGCTGCGGAACACATCATCCCATCAGTATAAGCGATTGTGGGCTTCGATGAGTTAGCAATTTTACGAGCTACTTCTTCGACACCACCGACAACACCACCGGGCGAATCGATATGAAAAACAATAGTCTGCACTTCAGCGTCAGCGAGGAATGCGTCGATTTGAGAGGAGACTAAATTTAAATCGCTAGCACCCGTCATGCGCTCAAATGGAGTTAAACCTTTACCGATAGGGCCGACGATTGGCACGACACCGTAAGAGCCGACCTTATAAGGCTTGGGCATTTCACCAAAGACCTGAGCGATTAAATCTGTGAAGCCAAACTTCTCAGCGTCGACGGCATACTGCTTTGCGATTACTGGGTCGATGAGCATCGGGCTACGACCATTAAGTGCTTTGTTGATAAATCTCATTGTAAATTATTCTTGTTCAGGGTCTTCGTTTTGATTGATGAGTGCATCGGGTGAAGAGTTATCGTCCTCAGGGTCGACGTAAGCGTTAGGTGCTAAAGGTGCGAGTGTACCAGGTTGAATGTTGGTAGGCTTATAAAGCATCTCAACAGGAATGCCGGTAGTCTTAGCAAGGTTCACGATAAAGGACATATCCTCGGCACGCTTTGCCATTTCACTGCGGAAGTCTAAACCGCGTTGTGCGTAAAGTTCAGACATCGAAATTAAACCGAGTTCCATATCTGCACGGTCATTCGCAGCTTCACGGCCTGCGTCAACGGTTACTCGCTTAGGAGTTGTCCAGCTGACTTTGTTCCACTCGGGATCGTCGGGTAAGTCACCGTTCGCAATAGCGTCACCGATAATATAGCCCCACGATGGAATGCAAAGTTGTTCGATAATTAAATTCTGCCACTTTTGGAAAGTGCGGTCGGCCTTAGCAATATCGAGACGAAGACCAGGGCCTGTGTTGCCTGCTGAGTCAGTAACGAACGAGTAAGGGAGTATGCCCCTACTGATATCTTGCTGAATCGATTTTAGCATTCCCACGAACGTAGGCGATGGGCGATTTGACTGCAGACTAGAAACGGATTCTCCAACATCTAAAGCTAAAATTTTACCACCCATTTGCGTCGCTAAATTTCCGAGGCCATTTGATGGTGCATAAGCACCTAATTCGGTTGCCATATTGTCATCGATTTGACCTCCTGCTTTATTGATAACTAAAGAGATATCGCTCGACGCCTTTACAGCAATTTTTTCTAAATTTAAAATTTCCATCTCGTCCTGGATGTCATTCCAAGCAGCTGCGAGGATTGGAACACCTCTAGCACCGCTGGCATATTCCATATCTACAATCTGCATCATCGCAGTCGCTAAGACTTGGCGAGACGTGCCGTCAGAACGATAAACATTAAAACCTGTTAATTCACCATAAGCACCGAATAGCATACCGTCGTGCATTCCTGCTGGCTCTTTCTCAGGTGGCAATGGATTTCCTACGCGGTGGGCTTCGACGAGTTGTAACTTAGGGTCTCCGCTAGCGTTGCGTACCTTGATTGCAAACGAGTCACCGTCTCTAGCTGCGGATCGGAGTAAGATTGCCTGAGCCTGAGCAAAGGAAAAGCGATTTGTGATGTCGCATTTGCGAGACCAGTCGTGGAAGTATTGCTCGTAAAGTTTTGCGTTCTTGCAGTGAGACTGAGGGCGGATTCCGTCACCGATTGTATATTGCGTAAGGTCTCCTAAGATTTGACGAACCATGCCTGAGTTGCGATCACCCCAACGAGTGCGACGCATCATCTCAACACGGTCACGAGGAGATAAATCTCTGCGTTGGTCTTGAGCTACAGGTGCGTAAAGTTGCGCGCGCGTAGTCGAGTAGCCGGTCATATTCCAACCACCTACGTTTGCTTTCTTAGCAGGCGTATTCTTTTTAACTTTAGGCAGTGTGGGCTTTCGTGGCATAAATCATTTAGAAGTCCTGACGACGGAATGAACCGCGTAATACAGTATTGCGTTTGCCGTACGTCTGAGGGTCTAAAATTGATAATGCGTATAACGATTCTGCGAGCATATCTTTTGCGTTCATCGTGATTTGTTTTCCAAGCGATGTACCAGAGTCAGAGTATGAAGTCGTTATTACTCCAGCAGTTATCAAAGAAATTGCTTTGGCTTTGATTGCCAAAAGTTCGTCCTCGTTCAATCCTATGAATATGCCAGAAGCCATTTAATTTGCGTGTTTTGTCAAATTGAACAGGTTGCCCAACCGTTTGCCCCTATGACGAAGTCCCAACAACGACACTAACAAGCGACTAGGCAACCTGCGAAGATTAGTTTGCTGGTGCTTCATCGGATGTCAAATTTGTTTCAGTAGAATCTCTGCCCACAATACCCCACCGCACAGCTGCGAGCAAAGCTAGGAGTTCGCAGTCGAATGCATGATTATCCTTCTTACCCTGTGGCATAATCCACATCGGCTTGCCTGTTCGCTTGTCCTTTACACGAACCTCGGCATTTAATTGCTCGATGTAATCAGGCAAGGAGTCTGAAGCGTAGGTATGCAAGCGTCGTGATCGGAGGCCGTGGAGTAAATCTTTACCGGCTAAGTTACTCCAAACCACAAGCTCGCAACGGTTCTGTAAGCCTGGTACAAGTATCCTTTGCTTCTCCGAGTAGAATCTGCGGACAGTCACTCCGTTCTTATCGGTGCTGGCGAAGTCATCGTTACCCGAACCACGCGCACACTTCCAGCCTCGCTTGGTTGATTCACGAAAGACATCAGTTTGCTGATCTCCTGAATCTACGAAGACCATCGCCTTGTGGACGTCGTGCAGTTTCGCAAATTCTTCTAAGCCCTGCCAAGTGTCAATCTTTGCAAACGCCTTAAGCCGAGAGTGTCCCATTTTTCCCCAGCGTCGAACGACGACCCAGAAGTGTCCGCGTTGAACGTCGATTCCCATCGTGCGGAAAGCGATTGCACCTTTAGCGCCTTCGTCCTCCCGATCCATTACTTTGCCCCGTGCGTTGATTACGGCTTCGCCTGCCCAGTCGTCATCGAGTTTATATTCACCGGCTTCGGGCGTGGTAATCATCGTGCCACCTTCTTCGCTCCAGGGAAGTGCTAATCTCTTCTGCTTAAATATTCTGCGTGGTTCTTCATCGCCGTAAGTGTCGCTCACTTCTTTGGCCTTCAACATTAAGACACCGAGTTCGCCCCACGACATCGTTGCGAGCGAGTTCCAATGCAGTCCGATATGTCCTTTTGTCGAAGCCGTTTTTGTAGCTACAAACTGACCGCCGGCATTTGCCTCCAATCTCACCGCATTATTGTCCGCTAATTTTTTAGAGCAGTGAACGCATTCGTACGTCGTGCCTTCGGAAACTAATTTCAAGTCCCATGATCCCGTCGCTTTGGCTTCCTCTGGGAATCTAATTTGCTCCCACACCCACGGTTGCAGGAATGAGCAGTAAGGACATTTGAAGTTCCAATCTCGGCAGTCCGTTCCTTCGTGCAAGCTGTGAAATTCCGAGCCAGCGTTTCCGCCTTGAGACATAAAGATTCTTTTACCTAGCCAACCAAACGCAGTTACACGCGCTGAGAGTTCCGCTAAGTGTCCATTAGGTGCGAGCCAACATTCGTCTGCGATTGTGTAGCGTAAAGATAGGCGTTGAAGATTTGCCTCGTTCCAAATACCGCGTGAGTAAATCATCATTCGGTCGAAGTCTGCAATCGATGAACGGTCACTATCACCTTCCGTCATTCGCTCTTGAACAGGCGGGCAGTGTTTCCAAAGTGGTCGACAATACCGGAGCATAAAGTCTTTTGCCTCGGTGTCATTAGCCTGGAGTATCATCATAGGGCCGGGAGCATTAGCAATGACGTGACATGAAAACAAACGAGCGAACAAAGACTTACCAGATTGAATTGAAGCCAGCACCGTCATCATTCGAGTCTCAGGGTCAGCTGCGATACGAAGTGCTTCCGCTATCCACGGTGTGCGGTCTGATCGGAACGGGCCGGGAATAGGCGAGTCAGGGATTGCGTACACATTACTCTCTAACCATTCGACGATGTCACCGCTATCCGATGGCTTCAGTGCTTCTCGAGCAATTAACAATAGTTCTGATTTATTCATCGTCTAATTGTTTTTTAATTTCTCGTTTGTATGCGCGCTTTCGCTTGTCGTTAAATGGTCGAGTTGGCTTAGGCATCGGTCTGCGAGGAATTAAACGCAGTGGTTTCTTAACTGACTTCTTTCTCATATACTGCTAATCTCACTGCGAGTCTTACGCACCCAAGCCTCCAAAACTTTTACACTTTTAGCAGGGTTCTCGGGGTTACATCCCTCTGCACAATCCAAAGCCAATTTATCTAGCCTGGTTAAAACATCGCTGACGATTTGTAGCATCGCCTCTCTGGCCTCCGTGGATTTGATAAAGTCTTTAGCGAGGATTGCACGACGCTCTTGTTCTTCTTCCAAATCTAACAAAGTTTTTAAGCTCTGATTGTAGGCGGTCTGGTACTTGCCCTGGTTCGGGTCTCGTTCCCTGATCGCGTTCTCCCAAACTTCACCGGCTAAGTTAACTTTAATTCGGTGCAGTCTTATGCGTTCTGCAATTGAGCCATCGTCTAAAGTTTCGATTACAATCGGAGCAAGCCGTCTGCGTTCATCTTCTCGGGCCTGCCTCCAGTCGAGCGCAGCTTGAATTGAGTCGGTCGGCATCCCATCCTTTTTTAAAATTGTTA